GGGCCAACCAGCAGAAGTGCTTTGATCCAAACGATCCACACCTCTGACGCCTTTAATGCCAGATAAGACCGCAGTCTCCGACAAAGGCTTGATTTTGAGCAACTGTTCCAAATTCGCATCGCAAATTGAATCAACACACCCAAGTAAATCCTGCTCCGCCTGCTTCAGGTAGTCCGGCTGGAAGTAGTCATTAGTATGCGTGACAGCATCCAAGTGCTTCTGAAAATGCCTATAATGGTTCATATCTTTAGGTGGGCCAAACATGTTCTTTACACCCGTGATACTCTCCACTGACTCAGAGATCAAACTGGGCTGAACCTTGGACCTAAATGTCCTTCTCGGCAGCGTATGGCTACCGAAGTATTCAATCTTAGCCCGCTCAGACAGAAATTGCGTTGGGCTCTTATGGTGAGCGTCACCAAGAGGACCAAACTCACGCCCGCATGTGTTTGTGACTAACGAACCCGCACTCTGCAGCATGATCCCTGTTGTATTAGACTCCAACGCACTCAAGGCACAACTAATGTCCTTCTGCGAAATATAGGCACAAGCTCCTTGCTGATCACGACCAGCAAAGTGTATGCCCAATAAACAAGGTGCGCGCGTGTCCGCTACCCAAGGCGAACCGCACAAACCATGCCAGGTGCCATCAGGCACATGCGCTACAACCACATTTTCAAAATAGGCTGTCTGAATCCTATACTTTGGTACAACTCGCGATTGACCAAAATCTATTGTTGCACTCAGGCCATCCTTTTGCCGCAGAGCTATACGACCATTTACACCTATCATTGCACGTAACTCAACATCTTCCATGAACCAAGGTCGAAAATCTTTCACTGATCCTGCAGATCGAAATCGAAAGAAAGCTAAGTCGCGCGCAGGTATAAAGTATACCTCACTCTTGTGCAAAACTAAATCCTGAATATTGGCATTAGCATCCACATCACCACGCACGACACGCATGACAATATGATCACCTTTATCCTTCCAAACGTGGGCATTCATGACCCACATGTCACCACATATGGGGAACAAATGAGTAATTTCACTCCCATTCACTATGGCAAGGCGCACCGCCCTATTTGCCATGCGTAACAACGCTTGAAATGTGGTCGTGCGCGCACTTTCAGACACAGGCAAAGGAACCTTGTGAATTTTCTGCCACACATTTTCCCGAGGGTTCTCATCCGGTTCCGGATCTTCACCCGCAGAAAAGGTCTGGAATTGGCCTGAAACAACTCTAAAAAGTCCTAAAAGGGCCATAATAACAGGCACAGTCATGCCTAAAAAGAATATAGGCTTACGGTAAGCACACAAACGCGCGTGGAAATCTGAAAGATGGAAAGTCCATCTCCGTTTGACCGCCCGCACCGAATTGCGTAAGCTCCGATAAGCATACATCAACAAACAATAATGGCAGAACTGAGACCAAAATAGGCCAACTAAAACTATTGAAACACTATTTAAAATGGTAACTAAAAAGTAAGAAAGAGAAATTAAAAGAATTAAAAGGAAGAACTTTTTAAATAAACACACGTTAAAAAATATGTAAAGGGAAATGTTGTAGAAAGGCTTCAAATTAATAATATAAGACAGAAGAGATATGCTAGAATATCCCCCCAAGAAGCCGCTCTGATGATCTCCCTCATCAACATTGCACTCCTCACACAAATTCGCAAACAGGCTGTGAACACAAAGTTCTGTTTCATAAAGAGCACTACTGGCAGCAACGAGACGCCTTTGACGACGCACATGCGCTCTGGCCTCCTCACATAGCAGACTTGCAACCTCGGCAAAAGATCCCTGCAGCACTTCCTCATACCGAAAGGATCTTTTACCACCAGCCATAACACCAACTGGTCTCTCAACACGAATATTCCACACATCAACAGCATCGCCTTCCGGCACTTTGGACGAATCCAAAGTGCCATCTTGATGTGCAAATTCTGCACTAACCTCCACTGTCAAGGTGTATGCAAATCGCCGAACTATGGAAAAAGGCTCATTGGAATAAATGCTAGCCTGAACATCTTTGACATTTGTTGTTCCAATCACAATCTTAGGGGTAAGCATAACCAGTCCCTTTTTCTCAACCTCAGCCTGCAACGCAGCCTTAGGGATATTGTTGATCAGATCAATAATCATCGATGTATGGTTGACCTCACTCTTATCTGCTCGAGCGTTGGCAATATCATCTAAAATAATGCCACTATGCTGAGGTCTATAGTCAGATTGAAACTTATCAGCCAAATTAAGCACCGTAACATGGCGCGAGGTTGATGCATGACCACATGCTGCCAAAAGGCACTTCATAAGTTGGTTAGCCACAGTGGACTTACCAACTGAACTCGCGCCATACAGAAGGACAGCAAAAGGCGCCTCACGCATGGCATTGCCCGTACTACTCTTAAGGAGTCGAATGAACAATTCTTGCATTTTAGACAACTTCGCGTCATACCACAGCCTTGCTGTCCTTTGGTGCTCTCCAGCTTGTCTGCCGCGCAAATCTTGGATGATTTCCTCGACATTCGCCAAGACCTCCTCGGAGGAACCAAATGGCGTCATATCATAATTACCCAACTCAAGCGCTGCCATGTTACCCTCAATATCTGCTATGCGAGCCTCAAGCTCACGCAGTTCATGCGATGCAGCATACAAGTCACGTATGTCACCGGAAAGAGAAAATGCTTCACACTTCTTAACTATAAGCTCGAGGGTGCCTATTGCACAATCGAGAATCGTCATAGGCGAAGCCTTCTGTCCATCAATACCAAGCATGGTGAAAGTTTTGGGACATGGGGCCTCTACATCGGGATTCGAGTAGGAAAAAATATAGCCAACAATGTAACCTATAAATTGGCGCACACGATACAACACATCACTAGTGTATACCTCACGCCAATTTTGCTTAATAAAAGCAAGTCGCTCTGCCACACTTGACAGACTTTGAAAGTGGCCATCTCCTTCCTCTGGGGTTGATTCGGGCGACGGAATATTAGTAAGATCGGCAAAAGCAGCTTGCAAATGATCTTCCATCTCATCTACATCTCCGATGAAAAAATTTCGGAGTCTCGAAAAAATGGGACCAAAAGCATTAAGCGCATATATGCGCCATCTGCTTGGTAGATTATAAGGACGCGGTTCAAACGACGTGGAATCAAGTAAAGCACGCACTGCACCTTCCAAAACGGAACGTATGCCAGCAATGGGCAAAGTATTCGCATAAAGGAAAACAAGGCAGGAAACGGTCATAATTGACCGCTTACGCCTATTGCGCAGCATGTGAACAAGTATATGCATAAAGGCCATGAAGTTACACAAGTGCGTTAACATGGCAGTGGACATGGTAAGATTTTGGAATTCAGCCACATCCTCCTCACCGGATTGTGGATTTCCTTCCAACACAATAAAAAGCCTATTTCTAGGCATTTCCACTGGTCCCTGACGCTCCACATTCTGAACCGGAGGTTCATTAGGATTGTCAGGTATGAAAGAGTTTTGCCCTCTGCCTCCGCAGCCAAAACAAGTTGGCCGAAAGCAATTTGTGCATAGCACAATGGGACGTGGGAGGCGGGCAGCAGATGCTGCACACCACCTGGAGATATAACATAGCAATGCCGTTCCAGATATAATAAACACCCAATGTAGGATGTATGTTAGGAGCCAAATGGCAAAAAGCGGATGGTCTATCCCTAAAACAATTGTTAAAAGGCCTTCAAATGAAAAGGCCATCTGTACAGCAATAGCAATGTACAGACCCATTAGAACGTGCGGTGAAACCGACCGCACGTAGTGTCCAAGAAATCCCCTAAGTGAAGCCAACAAAGGGAATAAAGGCTGCGTAAAGGATGAAACCAATCCAATAATTCGAAGCCAACTCAATATCAAAAGCATTCTCGTAAGATTTAAAACGTTATTTCCTGTAATTGTGACCATAGTTGAGAATTGAGAGTTTGGGGGTGAAGGTGGATTTTTGGTCTCGCCAACAAGACACTTTTTGGGGGAGATGATCAGGTTATTAGAGGTCTTTCGGACGCGTCTAAGTCCCCCGATCAATTTTCCAGACCCCCACTGTTCGCATCCAGTTGCGCAACGGATCGTTTCAAGACGTATCTAGTCCTGTGAAGTTAAGGTTTTCACATCCTACACTCTCCGTGATAAGTGTAACAATCAACTTCGCCTTATTGCTATAAAGTGAGACATCAGTTAAGTGACTCAGCACACCCGGTCAAGGGCTATAAGACTCCGCCTTGTTAAGGATTGTAAGGCCTCATACAGCCAAACACACTCTAAAGAGAATAGGAACCCACCAAAAATAAAAACATACATATAAACATTGGACATAAAAAACTGTCCAATGGCGCACTTCATCACTTTTTAAAGTTTTAATTGGTGTGATGTTAGTGAAACTACTATGAAAAAACCGACTCCATCGTCGGACAAAAAATTAAGAAATTTCGAGTCCGACTGATGAGCCGGATAACATCACATAAAAATGTAACATGCAACAAACTCCAAATGCAACTCTGACATCAAGCCAAAGTTGCATTCGAATAATCATATATATAAAACGATTTCAAAGAAATCATAAGTTCTATATTCCATTCAAAAATGGCAAATACCACACAAAAGTGTGTACAAAACCCCTCTCAAAGAGGTGGCCCAACAATCGTCAATACAACGTATTGGAAAATTGCTAAAAAGACACGAAGGAAATCTA